ATTTAAGTAAACACAAAGAAGCAATTAGTAATTATAGGTATGATAAAAACAAAGCATTATTAGAACTACAAGAATTAAAAAGACAAAGCGAAATGTAATTTACTAGAATTAGTTTTGTTTGGATGCCGAAAGGCATAGGGAGATTATCCAATAACAGTGATTCACAGTTAGGGTTTTCTCCCTTTTTTTTATTCAAAAAATTCCTGTTACTTTGTCTTATAAAATTTATCAATTAAATCGTTATACTATTATGAACATTAAAATAAAAGTTCCAACTACATTAGATAATATTTCTTTAAGGTCTTATAAGGAATATATAAAACTAGCAAATGAGATTAAAGATATAAAGCTATTAAAGGCACAAATGATTCATATTTTTTGTGATGTTAGTTTAGAAAGTGTATATAATATGAAATATAATGATTCAGAAGAACTGGTATCAACATTAAATAAATTATTTGATAGTAAACCAAAACTTGTAAATAAGTTTGTTTTAAATAAAGTTGAATATGGCTTTCATCCATCCTTAGATGAAATGAGTTTAGGGGAATATATTGACTTAGACACATATATAGGAGATTGGGAAAATATAGAAAAAGCAATGAACGTTTTGTATAGACCTATTATAGCAAGATTAAAAGATAGATATTCAATAGATAAATATAAAATAGAAAATGCAGAATTTATTTTGGATATGCCAATGTCAGCAGTAACCAGTTCAGTTTTTTTTTTGCTGACTTTAGGGATAGACTTGTCAAAGACTATGAGGAACTATTTGGGGAAGGGTCAAGAGGCAGCCTTGACAGAGTATCTCAATTTGGAACCAAATGGGGTTGGTACAGCTCACTTTATGAACTCGCTAGAGGAGATGTTACACAACTTGAAAATATCACCGAATTAAATATGCACAAATGTTTTACAATGTTAAGTTTTATGAAAGAGAAAAACCAAATGGAATCAGCAGAAATAAAAAAAAGTTTTAAGAAATGAGCAATCAAGGAATAAGAGGATACTATTTAATTACTGAAACAATAGAAACTGAATTATTAAAAGACCAAAATATTAGTACAGTTACTAGTGGAGATTTAAGTACAGTTAATTTAGGGAAACAAGATATTTTTCCACTAGGGCATATCTTAGTTAATAGTGTAACAGTAGGAGACCAGACCTTAACTTTTAACTTGAATGTTCTTTCTATGGATATAGTAAATGAATCAAAAGAGGAAACAAGAGATTTTCAAACAGGAAATAGTAATGAGCAAGATGTTTTAAATACTCAACTTGGTGTTTTAAATAAATTAATACAAGTTTTAAAAAGAGGGGATTTATATACAGATAAATATCAAGTGGAGGGAGACCCAAGTTTAGAACCTTTTTATGATAGATTTGAAAATAATCTTGCAGGTTGGACTGCTTCAATAGACATTGTGATTTATAACGATATAACAATTTGCTAATGACTTTTAAACAAATAGAAAATCAACTTAAAATATTTGCTGATGGTGTGATTGAATTGGCAAGAAAAAATTTAAAAAGGAAAAAAAAGATAACAACTGGGCAACTTTATAAATCTTTAAAATATAAAATAATACCAGATAAAAATTCTACTATTTTAAATTTTGAAATGGAGGATTATGGTTTATTCGTTGATAAGGGTGTTAAGGGTGCAAACCCAAATGCTTTACCACAGGGAGCTAAATGGTATGGTAGGAATAGAGCACCCAATAGTCCTTATGCTTTTGGAGCAAATAAAAGTAATGGATTAAGAAAGGCATTAAATAGATGGACTGTACAGAAAAATATAAAAGGAGTTAGAGATAAAAAGGGTAGATTTTTACCTAGAAAGAGTATGCAATTTATGATGGCAAGAAGTATTTATTTATCAGGACTAGAAGCAACTATGTTTTTTACAGACCCATACAATAAATTAATAAAAGCATTTACAAGAAAGTTTTTTGATGCTTTTATAATAGATGTTGATGAAAAAATTATTCACAGTTTAAATGAAAAAAAATAATGGCAATAATACCTCTACGAAGTCCTAGATTTGAAATATTAACAACCCCAGCAACTGCTGTTTCTGCTAAATTAAAACTTACCATTGATGGCACATTACGATATGATATTGTAAAATCTTGTACAGCAACAGAAACTGTAACATTTGAGATAGCTGAATTATGTAGAGATTATATTGAACCTTTAATGTGGGAAGTTGGAGGCTATCCGTATGGTAATTTGTCAAAAATAGATATTGGAAGGGAAATTATTTTTTATACTGGTGCAAATGCAACTGGAAGTGTTGTGGCTGGTGGAACAAGTGTTGATTATGATGGGTTTGATGGTTATGGAGATTATATGGAAGGAGCAAATTGGGAAATTCCTGACGGAGCAACTAATGCGTTTTTGTTAAGTAAAAATCCTAGTGATAGTTATGAGATATTTATTCCAGAAAATACTGCTGGATGGATTGTTGGTTTAAATACAAGTGAAGAAAAAGGTAGTGTTTCATTTTTGGCAGGAGACACAACTGAAACATTCCGAAGTTCTACCTGTACAATTAATAGAGTAGCTTGTTCTAAATATACTCCGTCAAGAATATGGTTTGTTAATAAATTTGGAGCTATACAAGAATTATATTTTTTTACTAAAGAAGTGGAGATATTAAAAACCAATAAAGAAAACTATCAAAGAAATACAATAGATACAAGTGAAGAAACCCCGAGTTACTTTAGACCTAAATATTCTACTTATGATACTTTTCCACATCCAATTACTACGTTTTCAAAAAATGGAAGAAAGACTTATAAATTAAGTTCTGGGTATTATCCTGAATGGGCAAACACTTATTTTGAGCAATTAATGTTATCGGAATATATATGGATATACAAAGATACTTGTCCAGTATCAGTTCAATTAAAGACAAGTACAATGAGTTTTAAAACACAATTAAATGATAAACTTATTGAATATACTATGTCGTTTGAAGAAGCATTTGATACTATAAATAATGTCAGATAAATGCAAAAACTTCAACTCTATATTGATAGCACACCACTTGATGATAACCCAACCTATCTAAGAGTTGATTTATTTAAAGATGAATCAGTTTCAATTACTCAATCAATAAAAAATGTAAAAGATATATCTAAAGTATATACAGAATTTACACAAACCTTTACCATACCTGCATCTCAAACAAATAATAAACTTTTTAAACATTATTATAATTTTGATATTGGAACAAATGCTATGCCTGGATTTGATGCAAGAAAAAAATTAAGGTCAGAAATTCAATTAAATGATATTCCTTTTAAGGATGGATATGTAAGACTAGAGGGAGTGGAATTAAAAAAAAATAAAGCATACGCATATAAAATTACCTTCTTTGGAAATACTGTAAACTTAAAAGATATTTTGGGAGAAAATCAATTAGGTTCTTTGACTTCATTAAATTCAGAAAACTTAGATTATGATTATTCAACCGTAGCTTCAAGATTTTATAATGGAGACCCTGCAAGTGATACTATTTTAGCACCTTTAGTAACGCATACAAGACAATTATATTATAATACTTCTGCTTTATCTGTAGGTGCAGGGAATTTATATAAACCATCAAGTGGATATTCCACTTCAGCTAATGGTGTTTACTGGTCAGACCTTAAATATGCACATAGATTATATGAAATAATTTTAGCAATAGAATCTACTTATGATATAAACTTTTCAACTGATTTTTTTAATACAAGTAATCAAGATTTTTATGGATTATATATGTGGCTTCATAGAAAAAAAGGAGCAGTAGAACCTGCCACAGAAATAGATATACAATATCAACAAGTAAGTGGGTTTTCAGCTTATAGTACTCCTAGTCCAGAAACAACTATGGTAACAGGGGCATTAATTATCCCCAGTTCATTAGTAAGTACCCCTAATTATTTAAATAGTAATGATTTATCACTTTATACATCATCTACTGACCCTTATAATGTTAGAATATATAGAAACGGAAGTTTATTTTATCAAGCAGGTGGCTTAGTAGGAAATCAAGTATTGGGCTCATCTCAATTTGGTTTATTATCAGCAGGTAATTATACAGTTTCTGTGGCAGCAGAAACAGTTATTACATTTGCAGTTGGGGATATTAGATGGCAAATATCAGGTCAAAAGGGAGAGGAAGTGAGTAGTTGGTCGGATGAATGGAGAAGTGATTATTCAACAAGTACCAGTTCAACTTTTGAATTTGTTATAACAGAACAAATACCTAAAATGAAAATCATAGATTTTTTAAGTGGGTTATTTAAATTATTTAATCTGACTGCTTATGTTGATATTACAGGAACAATAGTGGTAAGAACTTTAGATAGTTATTATGCAGATGAGAAAGCTGTTACTTGGACTTTGGATAATTATATAGATATTAAAAAAAGTAGTATAAATGTAGCACTACCTTTTAAACAAGTTGATTTTAAATATAAAGGATTGGGAACTTATTTAGCACAACAATATAATCAATTACAAGATTCAGGTTGGGGTTCTTTAAATTATAGTTTAGATGAGGCTATTTATGATGCACCTGAAAAAATTTATAAACTTGAAGTTCCTTTTGAACATCTACAATATGAAAGATTATTTTCAGGCAGTACAGCAACAACAATTCAATATGGTTGGTGTGTAGATGATAATAAAGATTCATATATAGGTCAAGCAATTATTTTTTATGCTATTAGAGTTACAGGTGGTGATGCTGTATTATTTAAAGCATCAGAAAGTAGCAATACTGCTTTAAGTAATTATGTAATTCCATCTAACAGTCAATCCTTAACTGCTTCTACAGATTCTCAAAATATAAATTTTATGAATGAAAAAAATGAATATCGTGCTCAAGAATCTACAGCTAATGATTTTACTGATACTTTATTTGAAAAATATTATAGCACTTACATTGTAAATATTTTTAATAATAAAAGAAGATTAACAAAGATAACTGCATACCTACCTTTAAAAATGATATATAATTTAGAATTAAACGATAAAATTTCGTTAAATAATAAAACGTATCAGATTAATAGTGTTAAAACAAATCTTATAACTGGTAAAAGTAATTTTGAATTATTAAATGTAGTATGATAAAAAATATAATAGACTTATTACAGGTTGCAAAAGGCGATACAGAAAATATTAAAATAGCACAAGGTAAATATGCGTTACCTACAAATTTTAAAAACGCATATAAACAAATTAAAAAAGAAATCCAATGGCTTCAGTAATAAAAGAATATACTCTAAAAATTTCTACAAAAGAAGCACAAGCAGAGTTGAAAAAAACTACAGATGCTTTAGAAATGCAAGATAATGCTATTATTAGAATCAAAGAGGATTTAGTTAAATATGAAAGGAAATTAAAAGAGGGGGTAAGTTGGAGACAGCAACAACACTTAAATGATGCTATAAAACGAACCAAAATAGAATTAAAAGAAGTTCTAACTGGTAGACAAAAATTAGCTAAACAAAGAACAAGAGATAATCAAAAATTAAGAGAAGCTAAAAAAAATGCTGCTGATTTTAGTGGAGCAATGGGAGTTTTAGATAGGGCAACTGGTGGGGCAGCATCCTCTATGACTAATTTGGTTGGGGGTATTGGAAAATCAACAAAAGGTTTTGGTAAGTTGAAAATTGCTATGATGGCAACTGGTTTTGGTGCTATTTTAATTGCTATAACTTCTATTACTACAGCTCTAACATCAAACGAAGAAGGACAGGGAAAACTAATAAAAATGATGAATAGAGTAAAGGCTGTTGTTCAGACTGTTACTAATACATTAACAAATTTTGGAAATACTTTATTGAGTGTAGGAAAATGGTTGGGTTCTAAATTTACAGGAGATACAGAAAAGGCGAATGAAGCATTAGGTGAAATGAAAGAGAACTGGGATAAAACTACTGATAGTGTTAAAAATTTCGGAGAAGAAACAAGAAAAAATATAAAAATAGCAGATGAAATGAGTGCTTTACAAATTAAAAACAGTAAAGCAGAAAGAGAATTATTAGTTGAAAGAGCAGAAGCAAATGCAGAAGTTGCTAAATTAAGGGAAATTGCAGCAGATAAAGAAAATGTAAGTGTTGAAGAAAGAATCAGAGTATTAAAAAAGGCTGCATCTATTGAAGATGAGATTGCAGCAAAAGAATCCCAATTAGCAAAAGATAAATTAAAAGCACATCAGCTTGAAATGTCAATGGGAGTTTCCAAAACAGAGGATTACTTGAAAGAAGCTGAATTGATTGCAGCAGTTTCTAAGATTGAAACAGATAGGGCAACGAAAAAAAGAATGCTTATAAGAACTACAAGTGCAGCAGAAAGAGAAGCACAAGCAGAAATAGATGCAGCTAAAAAAGAAGCTGATGATAAACAAAAACAAGTTGATGCAGATGAAGATACAAGAATAAAAGAACTTGCTGATTTAAAAAAGAATATTAGGGATGCAGAAGCAAATCAAAAAGATGAAGAAAGAGCATTAGAATTAATAAAAATACAAGAGCATTATGATGCATTAATATTACTGGCAGATGAAAACAATTTAGTGACTGATGAATTAAAAGCAACAAGAGATGAAATGCTAGCAGAAAAAAAGGCTGAACACACACAGGAAGATTTGGATGAAAAACAAGCTGCAGCAGATGAAATAGAAAAAATAGAGAAACAAAAAAGAAAATCTGCAATGGCTACCTTAGATACTGCTGCAAGATTATTTGGGGAAGAAACTGCTATGGGAAAAGCTATGTTATTGGCGAAGCAAGTAATGTTAGTAAAACAATTAATAAATGATGCGAAGTCTCAAATATCAACAGGAACAAAAGCAGTTAATGAATCGGTAACTACTGGAGCAGGAGCAGGAACAGAAGTAGCAGGTTCAATAGCAAAAGGTACAAATACAGCACCACCTCCTTTAAATGTTCCTTTTATTTTATCAGCAGTTGCCACAGGAATTGGAGTTATGGCATCAGTAAAATCTGCAATAAAAGCAACTAAGTCTGCTGCAAAAGGTGCAGGTAGACCCATACCCGCAATGGCTACACCAAGTGCTGCAATAAGTGCTGCCCCTACCTTAGACCCAATTATTCCAGATGCACAAGGAGTTGGTGGGGGTGGGGTAAATCAATTAGCAGAAGCATTGGGTGGTCAAACCCAACCACCAATACAAGCATTTGTAGTAAGTAATGATGTTACTAGTGCTCAAAGTCTTGAAAGAAATATTGTAGATAGTGCCACATTAGGATAAATACAAAATTGTTTAAGTAATTCGTTATGTATGTATATAAACAGAACCAAGTCTTTTAAGAGATATTTTAAAAAAATAACAAAACAAAGTTTTAAAAAAAGTTTTAAAAATGAGAATTATAGAATTAATATTAGATGAGGCTCAAACACTAATGGGTATTGAAGCAATATCTATAGTGGAAAATCCTGCAATAGAAGAAAATTTTTTGGCTTTAAAGTCCGAAGAAATAAAATTAACAGAAGTTAATAAAGAAAAAAAGATTTTAATGGGTGCTTTGCTTGTACCTAATAAACCTATTTTTAGAACAAACGGAGAAGAAGATTACTATATTTATTTTTCAAAAGATACTGTATTAAAAGCATCTCAACTTTATTTAAAAAATGGTAATCAAAATAATTCAACACTAGAACATCAACACGAACTTAATGGACTTACTTTAGTTGAAAGTTGGATAGTTGAAGATACTAAATTTGACAAGTCAAGAAAATATGGTTTAAATGTACCAGTCGGAACTTGGATGGGTTCAGTAAAAGTTAATAATGATGATGTATGGGATGAATATGTTAAAAGTGGTAAGGTAAGGGGTTTTAGTATAGAGGGATATTTTGTAGATAAAATGCAAAATAAAACAGAACAAAAGGCTCAAGCACTTTTAAGTAAGATTAAAAATATTATTAAGGATAAATGAGACAAATGAGACAGAGTGAGACATTTATTCGTAGTAGAACAAGTCCTAAAAATAGTAGAAGGGGTTGTTTGTGTAAAGATACAAATACATACTCTAGAGAATGTTGCGATGGCTCATTATGGGCACAAGGCATTGGGGTAATTAGTAGAACTGCATAATGAAAATGCAAAATTAATTTTAATAATCGTTAAATAAATAATTATGAAAAGTAGTGATATGATAAACAAAATTCGCACACTTCTTGATATTCAAGTTACGCTTGAACAAAGGAAGTTAGACAATGGTACTGTATTAGAAGCAGAATCATTTAGTAAGGGTAACGAGGTTTTCATCAAAACAGAAGATGAAAAGGTCGCTATGCCTATTGGAGAATATACTCTTGAAGATGGTCAAGTTTTACTTGTAAAAGAAGAAGGAGTTATTGCTGAACTTACATCAAAATCCAAAGAAGAAGAAGAAGAAGATGAAGATTTGAGAGATGATGGAAAAGAAGCTGCCGTAGATGATTGGGAGGGAATGGAAAAAAGAATTAAAAATCTTGAAGATGCCGTAGCTGATTTAAAAAAAGACAAAGAACCTCGTTCCGAAGAAGAAAAAGATGAAAAGGATATTGAGGTAGATGCTGAAAAAGAAAAACAAATAAAATCTCGAACTGTTAAAGAGGAATTTGTTAATTCAAAAGAAAAAAACAAGGAGAAACTTTCTGAACCTGCTGTACAACCAATTAAGCATAGTCCAGAAGGAAACTTTAAAAAGGAAACTGCATTTCAGTTTTCTAAAAAGAGACCAAGTTCAGTTTTAGATACTGTAATGGAACAAATAATTAATAACTAATAAACAATTTTAAAAATGGCTTTAAGTATTACATCAACGTATGCAGGAGAATTTGCTGGAAAGTATATTGCTGCTGCATTATTATCAGGGGACACTATCGCTAAGGGCGGAATAGAAGTGAAACCAAACATTAAGTACAAAGAAGTAATTAAAAAAGTTGCGACAGCTTCTTTAATTGCCAATGGTTCTTGTGATTTTACTAATGCAGGAGATGTCACTCTTACAGAGAGAATAATCCAGCCTGAAGAATTTCAAGTCAACCTAGAACTTTGTAAAACTCCATTTATATCTGACTGGGAAGCAGCACAAATGGGGTATTCAGCATTTGAAAAAATGCCACCTAAATTTTCTGACTTTTTAATTGGGCACGTTTCAGCAGAAGTGGCTCAAAAAACTGAACAAAATATTTGGAATGGTGTGAACGCAACTGCAGGAGAATTTGACGGACTAATCACTTTAGCAAAAGCTGATACAGATGTTTCTGATATTTCAGGAACAGCTATTACTAATGCTAATGTAGTAGCAGAAATGGCGAAAGTTATAGATGCTTGTCCATCTGCTCTTTATGGAAAAGAAGATTTGAAACTTTACGTTTCTCAAAATGTAGCGAAAGCATACATCAGAGCATTGGGAGGATTTGCTAATGTAACAGGTGGGGTTGATAATCAATCTCAAATGTGGTATTCAGGTCAAGTATTATCATTTGATGGAGTTAATATATTCTTAGCAAATGGAATGGATGACAACCAAATGGTATTGGCTCAAAAATCTAATTTATATTTTGGAACTGGTTTAATGAATGACCTTAATTTAGTGAAAGTGCTAGATATGGCAGATTTGGATGGTGCGCAAAATGCTAGATTGATAATGAGATTTACAGCTACAGTTCAGTATGGTTACGGAAGCGAAATCGTACTTTACGACACATCTGTATAATATATTTTAATAAGGGTAGGATAGGATAACTCCTACCTTACACTTTTTTTATAAATTTTAAAAAATAAAATTATGGCTTGTGCATTAACAACAGGAAGAAGTGTTCCTTGTAAAAAAGGATTCGGAGGTATTAAGACTGTATATATGGCTGATTTTCCAGTAGTTGCAACAGTCGATGCTGACCAAACGATATCTGCTTTTACTGATACACCTACTTGGTATCAATGGGATGTCAAAGGAAATTCATCGCTAGAAGTTGCTATTACTAGTTCTCGTGAAAATGGAACTACTTTTTATACTCAAACACTTAATTTAACATTACCATATCTTGATAATGCTACTAAAAACGAAATACAGCTTATTGCTCACGCAAGACCTGCAGTAGTAGTAGAGGATTATTATGGGAATCAATTATTATGTGGGTATGAAAATGGATGTGAAGTTACTGGAGGAACAATAGTAACAGGAGCTGCAGCAGGAGATTTAACTGGATTTACTTTAGTATTTGAGGGCATTGAAGAAACTGCTCCATACTTTGTAGACTCAGGAGTTGTCTCTGGAAATGCAACACAAATTGACCCAGCTTAATATTAATCATTAATATTAATTTTCTAAAGAAGCACTCTTTTTAAGGGTGCTTTTTTTATTTCACAAATTAACTTTGATTGTTCGTTATATATAAAATGATTGTATTAACGACCACAGCATCCCAGACTTTAAAGATAATACCAAGAGTATATCTTGGAACATTCTATACAAAGGTAAGAGATACAAGTTTAAATAAGACCTTTAGTTATTTTGTAGATTCAACCACAACGAGTGGAGATTATTTAACCTTTACAAATTCTTATGTAGATGCAAGTGATGATTCTATTTTTATAGAAAATAGGTTTTATGATTTGGATGTTTATGCAGATTTTAATTTTTGGAATACGAATTTAAGTTTGTGGGAAATGTATGATGAAATATGGCAAACAGATTCAAACCAAGAATCAAGAGTTTATAAGGATAGAATTTTTTGTACTAATCAAGATATTGACCAAAATGATTATGATTATTACACTATTAACAAAGGACAATATGAGACCAACGATTCATTTGATAATGAGTATATTGTAGTATGAGAAATAAAAAAAGAAATAAAATAGGACAATTTATGAAAAAAACAAATCCCGAAATAAGTTTTGTTAATTTAAGTACCTATACAAGTCCAGAGGTTAAAGAAGAACCTCATAAAGACTGGATTCAATATGGTAAGGATAATAATTATTTTCAATTTTTAATTGATAGATATAATGGTAGTCCAACAAATAATGCTGCAATAAATGGAATTTCACAACAAATTTATGGCAAAGGATTAAATGCCACAGATGCAAATAGAAAACCAAATGAGTATGCTCAAATGGTTACCTTATTTAATAAAGATATGGTAAGGAAATTGTGTTATGATTTAAAATTAATGGGTCAATGTGCTATTCAAGTAATTTATTCTAAAGATAGAAAAATTGCTAAATTAGAACATTTTCCTATTGAAACACTTAGAGCAGAAAAATGTAATGAAGATGGGGTTGTACCTGCTTATTATTATTTTAAAGATTGGTTAAATATTAAACCAAGTGAAGAACCTATTCGCATACCTGCTTTTGGTATGAGTAATCAATCTATTGAAATAATGTATATTCAACCATATAAGGCAGGATTTTATTATTATAGTCCAGTTGATTATCAGGGTGGTTTACAATATTGTGAGTTAGAAGAAGAAATATCTAATTATCATTTGAATAATATTATGAATGGACTTTCTCCATCAATGCTTATTAATTTCAATAATGGTATCCCTAATCAAGAAGAAAGACAATTAATTGAAAATAGAATAGCAGAAAAATTTAGTGGTTCAAGTAACTCTGGAAAATTTATACTGGCATTTAATGATACAAAAGATGCACAAGCTGAAATAACTCCAGTACAGTTAAGTGATGCACACCAACAATATCAATTTCTTTCAGAAGAAAGCACAAAGAAAATTATGTTGGCTCACAGGGTTGTAAGTCCTATGTTATTAGGTATTAAAGATTCAACTGGCTTAGGCAATAATGCTGATGAGATTAAGACAGCTTCTCTTTTAATGGATAATACTGTTATTAGACCGTTTCAAGAACTTTTAATAGATTCCTTTAATCTCCTACTAGCAGTTAATGATATTGCCTTAAACCTATACTTTACGACCTTACAACCACTAGAATTTACTGATGTTGACCCAGAAATTCAAGATGATGAAGAAATAGAGGAAGAAACAGGCGTAAAACAAGATGATTCAGTTGAACTTTCAGATGATGATTCAGTAAGATTTTTAGGTTTATTAAAAGAAAGTGCACACAAAATAGGAGATGATTATGAGTTTGTTGCAGAAATGGATGAAAACGAAGATGTTGAGCCTGATGAATTTGCTAATTATTTAGTTGAAGAAAAAGAAAATACACTTTCAAAAATTAAAAAACTTGTAGGATTAAAAGTAGCAACAGAAGATAATGTAGGAAGTTTAAGAGATGGAAGTGCTTTTAGTTATTTAGATTCAAAAAATGGATTGTATAAAATTCGTTATAAGTATAATAGAGGAATGAAAAAAACAGGAGAATCAAGACCTTTTTGTAGAGAAATGATGAATTTATCAAATAGTGGTTTAGTATGGAGAATAGAGGATATTGATAGGGCAAGTTATCCTTTTGAAAAAGACCCTCCAGTCAATGTTCAGTTCAGACATCGACCAGACTTGCCTTACGATATATTTAAATTGAAAGGTGGTATTTATTGTCAGCATAAATGGGTTAGGGTTCTATATAGATTGAGAAAAAGAACAAAAGTAAAAAGTGAAAACTTGAATAATTATGTAATTGCAAGAAATAAAAATGAAATACCTCAATATATGATAAATAAAAGACCTAGAGGAAGTAATCAAAGTGAAATACCAACTGATAAACAACTTCCAGGGAGAGGGGCATATCCTAAATAAAATATTATGGCAACAGCATTATTTATAAATCGTACAGACCTAGTAAGAAATTCCGTGATGGATGGGAATATCGATACGGATAAGTTTATTCAGTTTATTAAACTCGCACAAGAGATTCATATACAAAATTACACTGGGAGTGAGTTATATAATAAGATAAGTACGTTAATTACTGATGGAACTATTGATGATGCAGAAAATGCTAAATATAAAACGTTATTAAACGATTATATTGCTCCTATGCTTATATGGTTTGCTCAAGTGGACTACATTCCATTCGCTGCATATCAAATAAGAAATGGTGGGATTTTTAAACATACATCAGAAACTGCTGAAACAGTTAGTAAAAATGAAGTTGATTATTTAGTAGAAAAAGCACGAACTAATGCACAATGGTACACAAGAAGATTTATTGATTATATGAGTTTCAATAGCAATAATTTTTCTGAATATACGAGTAATACTAATGATGATATAAACCCAAGTCACGATGCGACTTTTAATGGCTGTGTATTATGATATATAAACCAAAAAAATATAATATTGAAAAGTTAAAAATATTTTTAAAAAAATTAAACGATAAAAAAAACATAAAAGATGGCAAGTTTATTTAATACAAAAATCAGTAATACTTATGTTGGATTATTAAAAACTGTAGATAATGCAGTTATTGGTGC